CTCAGTGCGAGCATTCGTTCGTACCGATCTAACTGTGTCAACCTAGAAGGTTGAACAGTCGATAACGGTAACCTTCTCTCTTCCTTACGGAAAAGAGAGATGTTACCAGGTACTCCAGAGATACCCCAGAGATAGTTGGAAACTATCCACTGGCTCAAATTAGAACTAATAGGTATTAGTTCTAGGAGGACCGATCTGACATACTTGTCGTATGTCTCAATCAGATCCAAAACAACTTCTAGCGAAGGAGTTGCTTGTCTCTGACTAAGTGCTATACAGCCATATACATTTTGGCGTATAACACCGGATAGGCCCATGAGAGAGCTGACCTCTTTGTTACTAGACATTAGTAATGTCTTTGTTGTTTGTTCTCTAAACCATAAGGGTAAACCTTTAGGGTTAAAGTTCAAACCAAAAGGTAAAGTAGCAAATTTTACCTTATCAAATACAATACGTTGTCTAGATGACAACAGTGATCGACTCCGGGTCCCTAATTGACGACAGATATCTAAGAAGTTGTCGTTAGATACTTCTTTCCACTTTAACTGAGATATAATCTTAGTTCCAGTGAATATCTTTCCTGCAAACTCACAAAGTTTTGCACTAGAGATTGATTTATCTCTAGAATAGGGACATTGCATCTCTTCAAGTTTCTGAATGTAACGATAGTAGAGATCCTTTTTAAGGATAACTACATCGTCGCCAAGAACATAAAATGCTTTTTCATGTTTTTGACCATTCAAAAACCAAAGAAGTAAACCATGTGATAAAGCAAAAGAACCAAAACTTGAGCGTAAGCCCAAAGGTTGACCTTTTGTCCATTGGATGACTCCAATAGGAGATCGCCAATTACTCCGAGATAAATCTTTAAAAAGATGAATATCGGGTATATCACCAAAGATACTTCTAAGAACAACTATCTGCAATTCCAAAGGGAATTGATCGGTAGCTGAGCTAAGATCAACAGAATAAACTGTTTTTCCTTTGCTGAGATGAGACTGGAGTACAGTCGAAGGTTTAAGTTGATCATGCGTACAATCCCAAGGAAGGGTTGTAAGCAGATTGTGGATACTATCACCAAATCGGCGTAATGCCTGTTGGTGGACGATATGTGGCGAAGCTATGCTTCGCAACTTACCGCCAGGTTCTTGTAGAAAGTGAATTTCTCCACCTTCTACAAAATCTGGATCATAGGCCATAGGAGGATCTGATCTAAAGATCA